GTGCATGGACGTGTGACGCTGCTGAAATTCTCGTGTTCATCCCTGCTGGTGCGTTGTTGAACGGTAAGCTCTTGCTATCCGCTTCTGCCAACAATGTCCCAGGGAACATGCTCGATCCTTCGACTTTCGCGGCCACGACGGTGAAACGTGAGATCGACCTATCGAAAGATACACTCTTCCGATTTAAGGTCCCTTGGATGTCTCCACTGCCAACAAAAAGGAAAGCGTACATCGCTGGCCACTACACGTCTGATCCAGCAACTGGCGGTATTGAACCACATCTTGCTATGTTCTCACTTAACATGGTCACCTTGCAACGCATCACAACCCCTGAGCCAACGACACAGACGGTTCCCTGCAAACTGGGGGTGCGTTACATTGGCCTCAGAGCCTTTGGACGCAACAACTTGTATATGCAACAGTCAAGTCCGGGTTATACAGCGGACGCTGGTGGCCCCGATGACACGTTCGACCAAGAGGACCCAAGTGTGCGGAATTCGGTTGCCGGCATTTATTCACCATCCCTCCAAGTTGGACAGCCTGACGACATGCAGATCGTTGAGCATCTCAACAATCGCGAGATGCTCCTCGACGTAGTTTCGCTCACCACCTCGCCCCTTGTGAGGACTTACAGCCTGGTCGACGTGTTTAATCTCGACCTCGTCAAGCGCTGGCTGTCGTATAACCGAGTGTTTAACTACGATTCGCTCGACTTCCGTGTCGAGGTCGTTGGAGGACCAACCGCAACAGGGTACGTTCGCGCGATGGTAGTGCCTGTTCCCAAGGTTTGGAACGCGGCGCTTGATTTCCCAACCATTGCCACCGGGTTCTATGACCACATGTTTGTACCTATCAGTGGGTCCCACTCTGTCGATTTCGTGACACCATGGGTTGGACCGTATTCTACGTCTTTGGTCAATGCTCCGCTTGGCCCACTGGAAACCATGTGGCGGGATTTATTTGGTTACACACTCTATCTGGATGCACAAGAAGCACGCGTATACGATGGCACCACCCAGAACTACGAGATTAGTGTGTTCGTCACCATGCGCAATCCTAGAGTTGGGGTTCCAGATACCCTGGTTGCTGACGCTGGCCACGGTGACGGTAACGCTCCGGGTGACTTCGAGACGCGTATTGGCGACAACGATCAGAGTTACAGGGCAAGCCCCGCGCCTGTTACGGTCCCGGTCGCTCGACGACAAGCGCGTCCCGAAATTGTCGGCACCCTCTATGGTGACGAGATGCTAAACATGGTATCTATCGGTTCGATCATGACACCGATCGCTGGCTTACCCGCTGCTGTCCCTTCAGTTCCTCCGTACTCTCGTGCTCGCATGATGCTTTCACATGACTTGTCGCGTGGTATGAACCACAATAGGAATTGGGCGCAGTTCGTTTCGCTCTTTTACGCTTTTGCTCGGGGGCCTTTGGCCTTTACCATCGGTACGCAGCTCAATGGCGCTGAAGATTTGCCTATTATGTGTTCTGCGTCGAACCACCCTTATGCAGACAACCCTCTCAGTGTGTTGGTCAGCACCGAGACGCCTGACATCACTTCACAACTTGGAGATGGTGCAGTTGTCGCAAATCCTCGGTTTTCATCCATGATGACCGTTGTATCCCCTCCTTATTACGATTCTGTATGGAAAGTCGTTCCGCAAGCCGCTGTCAGTCCAGGACCACGTATCGTGCCCGCAGTGATCCCTGGGCTCGAGATTGATTGGCAGTACGACAGGCCGGACCAGGATCGGATCGAAACTCCATTTGTGGGAGTGGCTTTTGCCGACGGATACTCGCTTGCGGGTCTCCGCCATGCCACGTTCAACATGCACCGTGATCAGTACAGCGACTGCTATGCCAGAGCTGCTGCGCACGAGTATGTGTTCACCTCCCTCCCATGACGCCGTTAGTGTGGCAAACACCGG